TAAATTTACTATGTAATCCGGATATGTATAAAGATAAATTCGATATAGTTAAAATTATTTCTAATACTTTGAATGCTGACCCAAAGGGTAAATTAATGAATAAATATTTTGATTGTGAAGACCATTATAATGATGAAATGATTACTGATATGATTGAATCACAAAAGAAATATGAAGATTTTGAAAGACCAACTGTTGCTATGGTTTTAGATGATATTTTAACAAAAGATTTTAAAAAGACAAATGCGGTATCATTTCTTGCTACTAGATTCCGTCATTATGGTATTGGTTTACTTGCTTTTACAACTCAAAGTTTTAGGGCTGTTAGTGGTCTTATTAGAAATAATGCTACTGATGTAATTATCATGAAACAGCAAAATCAAAAGGAGTTAGAAAAGATAGCTGAAGAATATGGTGATATGTTCCCTAATATTTTTATGGATTTATATAATAAAGCTATTGGAGATGCTCCTTATAGTTTCTTATATCTTGATATGCAAACTAATCCAGCAACGGCATATATTAGATTTGAAACCTTAATCGCTGAAGGAGATAAAAAATTATTTTAAATAAATAAAAATAAAAAACTATCTTATAATATAAAATGGATTTGTATGGTTCGGGAGCATCTATCGCACAAGCCAACGCACAAAGCGAAGCAGCGAGGCAAATTAATGAAGCAACTAGAGATTTTAATAACTCTCTTGCGGAGCAGTTAGATCAATCTAATTTAGAGCAAGATGAAGATAGAAATTCTAAATTACAAAAGAATATTTTGAGTGGTGCTACTAGTGGTGGTAAATTAGTATCTAAAAGAGCAGCATTAAAAGAAGGTGCTAAACTTGGTTTCAAAGAAGTTAAAACTTCATTAGCTGAAAGAATGGGGAGAGAAGCGGGACAAGAAAGATTAGTAGGTGATATTAGGACAGCGGGAGATTTAGAAGAAGCAGTAAGGACATTACCCGAAGGAGTTGATGAAGTACCCGCAGAAAGATTCGCCACTGGTGTAGATCCAGCAGCATTAGCAAGAGAAGGAGAAATAACTTCCGTCGGTGTTCCCGCTCAAGCAAGTTCTGCTGAAACTTCTTTATATACTGCCGAGCAACAAGGAGCAGCAGATGTTGCTGGTGAGGTAGAAGGTGGGGCTGAAGCAAGGACAGCATTAAAAGAGGGTGCTGAAGAAACTAGTAAATTTTTAGGTAAAGCAGCAAAAGTTGGTAAAATTGGTGTAGCCGGTTTAGGTGGTGGTATTGATGCTTTCCAAGATGTTGGTAGATTAGTTAGTGGTGAAAAAGGTTTAGATGTGTTTGGTTCGAATACTGCATCAAGAGTTGGTAATATTGGTAATATTATTGGTTCAACACTAGAAGTTGCTGGTGTTGCTACTGGTGGTATAACTCCATGGAGCTTAGCATTAGAAACTGCTGGTGCTGGTATTAGTTTAGTTAGCTCAATTGCTGAAGCTGGTGGTGAATTAGAAGCGGGTGAGAAAAGTAAAGAATCGGCACAAGAAGATATTACATCTCAAGCAAGAGGTGAAACAGCAGCCCAAGAAGTAGAGCAAGCCGTAGGACGCACTCAATAAATTTTTTAATTTTTTATTTTTTTTAAATTTATTTTTGATAATTATTTTATATTAGATATTATAAAATGAGTTCATATTGGCGTAATGACGAAAAAATTAAGGTTTCGCAAACCCAAGTTTCTATCCCTTCAACGAATGGACAGTCTTATACCGGTACTGCTGGTCAGTCGGGTCGCCGAGTAGATTTTGAGATTCCCCCTAGTGTAAAATTTATTGATGGTAAAAATACTTATCTTCAGTTTGATACGAAAATTGCTCTTCCAGCTGGTAGGACACCATCTCGCATTCATCTTGACCCATTCATCGGCGGTCAGTCAGTTGTGAAGAATTTAAGAATTTATTCGGGTAATCGTGCTGTTCTTCTAGAAGAAATTACTGAATATAATGCGAAGGTTCAAATTCAGTATTCATATGATTCTGATGATAGCATGAGAAAAATGAGGGCATTAAAAGAAGGTTGTTTAGTTGATAATGTTGAGAATCGTGGGACGCTTGGGACTTCGGTTTCTAATAATATTGATATAAGGTCTAACCCTTATTATAAACCGGTTTCTACTGTACCGGCTGGTCGTGATTGGGGTACGGCTGATGATTTCCTAACTGCTAAATTATCACTCCCTATTCATTGTGGTATGTTCGCAGATGGTGGTGATAAGGTTTTTCCGTGTCTTATGACTAATGGTTTATTTGTTGAGGTTGACCTTGAAGACCCCGCAAGATTCTTAAAGCAGTTAGATAGTGTTAATCGTCATCGTAGAATGAAGCAGAATCCGGTGTTTCATGGTATTGATGCGGCTGGTGCTAATTTAGGTATTGATAATGCTACTGATCGTACCGAAATCTTTTTAGGTAAACAAAATAATATGATTAGTGTTGAGAATTGTCCTTTTGTTAAGGGTGAAAAAATTGGTTTTTGTTCGGCAACTGATCCCAATAGTGAAGCGTCTTTAACTGTTGGTGGGGCTATTGCTGTTCAAACATATCCTACAATTGAAGATATTAGCCTTGATGGTGGCTATGTTAAATTAACAGTATCAGCATTTAGAAATAGTGATGTTGGTGATGGTGTAGATGTTACAACTGATGATTTTATTGTTTTCTCTGCTGCTATTGATACTAAACGCACGCAAAATGATGATAATACAACAGAATTACTCGCTAAATCAACTTCTTACCCCGCTACAGTTGAATTTTCTAACATGGCGATTGTTGTTCAGAAAATTGACTGCGACCCCCGATACGAGCAAGGTATGATTTGTAAATTAAGAGAAGGCGGTAGTATTGATTTTGATATTCCAAGTGTAACTAATTATAAACACTCTCTATTATCAAGCAATCGTAATGCGACCGTAAATATGCCGGTATCTAATACAAGGGCTAAGTCTATGATTGTTATGCCTAGTGATGCGAAGGTTCTAGATAGCGCTGATTTAATTGGTGGTCTCAGTGGTTGTTATGAAGAAGAATCTACTGCTATGGATGGTCGCCTTCATTCTATCCGCTCGGGTCAAGTAGGTATTATTGACCGCCTTACTCAGTATCAAATGTTAGTTGATGATAAATTAGTTCCGTCTCGTCCTATTGTTGTTTCAAAGATTAATAAGGGTAAATCTATTGCTGCTCAGCCTCTAATTGAATTAGAAAAAGCACTCAATCAAGCTGGTATTGAGCCTCGCTCCTTTGTTGATTACAATAGAAATTTCTTAATTGGTCGTGCTTATGCTCTTAATGATGGTGTAGCTAATCTCAATAATAAGACGAATCAGTTACAATTATTATATAATGAAAAGACGGCGGCGGGTGTTGATCAAGCACCAGTACACAATAAACTCTTATATTGTTTCATGTTCCACATTCGTAGAATTTCCATTAAGGGTGATTCGGTTATGGTTACTCTCTAAAAATAAAATATATATTATAATAAATGAATCTTCAAGAAAGAGTAAATAATTATCATAATATATTTCCGAAATATTCAAAATTATTAATTAATAATGATTGCATTGAAGGTATATGGGTAATGGGTAATAATTACACAACTAAAACTGAATTATATGGTGCTTACCCTTATGGTTATTTAAAAAGAATATATTCTTTATTTCCCTTGATAAAAAATAAAACATTACATTTATTTAGCGGTTCATTACCCGATAGTGAAGATTATGATAAAGTAGATTATAATACTGGATTTGATGCTGAATCATTTAGTGAAATAATACCTCATGATACTTATGAATTAATACTAGCTGACCCGCCATATTCAGTAGAAGATTGCGACCATTATGGTTGCTGTATGGTAAAACGTAATGTAGTATTTAAACAAGCATATAATGTATTAAAAAGTGGAGGACATTTAATTTGGTTAGATCAAGTATTACCAAATTATAAAAAAAGTGAATTCAAAGTTATTGGTCGTATTGGTATGGTAAAATCAACAAATCATAGATTTAGAGTTGTAACAATATTTGAGAAAATATAAAGGGTCAAAATTAGACCCTTGACCTAAAATAGGTCAATAGATAATGATTCTATATAACTCTTATAATTGTAGTAAGGTCTAAAATTGACCCACTATTAAATATGTATTCTCTATGAATTTTTTTTAATTTTTTATTTTGTATTTATTTTATGTAAAGTATTATATAAAATGAGTGTTGCTAAAAAGTATCTCTCCGTTCAGCCGAGTAACGTGCCGAGTACGGGCAAGGTTTCATTTGCTCGCGGTAACCCGATTCTTACGATAACGCTAGGTAGACAAGATGCTATGCTTGATTTATCGTCTCTTCGTCTTAGTGGTGATTTAAATATATGGCGTGATGCTGCTGGTACGCTTCATCCAACTGATGCGGCGGCAAGTGAATTACGTGGTTCTCACAAGCTGGGGATTTATTCAGTAATTGATCAGCTTGTTTTTAGACACGCTGAAACAAAACAAGTAATTGAGCACATTAGACATTATGGACGTTTCATGGCTTCATATATGCCGGTGATGGCGGGTATGCAAGATGTAGCGGGTCATTTAGGTGAAACTGCTTTAATCTATCCTAATTATCAAGCATATCGTGATAGTGTTATTCGTAATACTCGTGCTTCTCCCTTTTGTATTCCACTCCCTTCGGGTTTAACTCTTGGTGCTGATAAACTACCATTATCAAAAGTTCCTTTAGAGATAGAAATTCATTTAGCCCCCGATAGTCAAGTATTTTATTCTAGTGATGCTACTACTGCGAATGTTTCTAATGCTTTCTATGAATTAAGTGGTTTAGAAATTGCTTGTGAAGTTGAATATGGTGATGAAGCAGCAGCACCCGATAGCGGTATTCTCGCATTCAATTCAATTACCTCGTATTTCTCTACTCTTGAATCAACGAATAGTATTATCAACTTCAATCTTGGATTAAGTAAGGTTCTAGGTTCATTTGTAAATTTTGTTCCCGCGAATTTTGTAAATAATTTAGCTCAAGATGGTTTCCTCACTTACATGCCTACGAAAGCTGCTAATGCTGCTGGTACTGGTGGTGGTGCTGTTGCTAATCTAGAAACTATTTCATTCCTCCGTAATGGTGAGCGTTTCCCTTCTGCTTTTGAGGTTAAGTCGGTTCATAGTGCTTCGAATGATACCCCACTTGCTGATCCTCAAGTTATTAAGGGTTTCTTATCGTCTATTATGCCCGAGAAAACCCATACCCGCACAACTGTTTCACCTCTCAATTCTAATCGTCTTTTCACTGCTAATCAAAATGCTACTACTGGTTATCGTTTCATTCCGGATACTGGTGCGGCTTATGGTGTTGGTGTTCTCTATGATATGTTAGATAGTGAAGGTGTTGATTTTTCCGAAGCTCAATTTTCTATTCAAATGACTAATGGTTTAGATGATGGTAATCCGGTTTCGGCTTATCTATTCATTAAGTCTAAGGTTGTTGTCGCATGGTCTACTCAAGGTGTTGAGGTTGTTATGTAATTTTTTCTATGTAAAATAATTTTTAATAAATTTTTTTTTAAATTTTTATATATTTATAAATATAAAATGACCGATATGGATTCTAAACCCGATGTTTCTTCTGATCGTATCCCCGACCTTATTAAGATTGGTGCTATCCCTAGTGAATATGGACAAATGCTTCATACTGATGTAATTGACCCAGTTACTTTCTCGCAGAATCGTGTGAGATTCACGCTTTCACGTGTTGCGGGTTTTCTTCATTCTAATTCTAAGGTTACACTTGCTGTAACTCCCCTCACAACTACTACCGCTTTCTATCCTCTCAATATTGGTGTTTCTAATCTTGTTAAATCTGCTGCTCTTCGTATTGGTAATCAAACTGTTTGTGAAATTGATGATTACGACCAGTTCCACGCATATCAGTCTATGTTTATTTCAAATGAAGACAATAAGGAGCGTGAGCAGTTCTTGTCTCAGAGGTGTATATCTCACAAACCTATTTATGATGACCGCACGGCAAATACAACTGATAAACCTCCTAACTCCGCTAAAAAGGTTGGTTTAGATGTTGGACGTAATCCAGTTGTTCCGGCTGCTGGTGGTGCTGGTACTTTCCAGCTTCTACCCTTCCAGCTTCATGACTCTACATCGGCACAGACTATTGCTGATGCCCCAGTTTATTCAGTATATTTAAGTGATCTTTTCCCATTCCTTAAATTTAATCAGCTTCCTCTATTTATGATAGACCAAGAAGTTCATATTGATATTGAGTTTCAGCCGACTACTTCTTCTCTTTCTGCTGCTGGTCTTTCTCGTCGTATGTGTGTAGCAAATAGTGATGCTGGTGATAATGATGTAGAATACCAAATTACTGAAGATGAAGTAAAACTTATTTATGATTCTATTACATTTGATGGAGATATTATGGAGAAGTTTAGAGAGAAGAATAA